GTTTTATGCACACGCGCCAGGATGATTACGATTGTCTTCATCCCAGGTCACGGCTTCAACTGGAACGACTCCACCCCACTTAAGTACATAGACTCCCGAATATATCGAACCCGCATCCCTAAAGATACCCTTACCCTATTCGCTCCCGCTTGGTTCAAATCCCAGCTCGAACACTACGTTGGAACTCACGGCATTGAGGAAGTTTACTCATGGTGCCAACGCTTGATCAGTCCCCTTACTAACCGATTCGTCCTCCTACCCCGACCTAAGTCATTCGCGAAATGGCTCTTGTCCACTCCCTCCGCTAACATTTGGGATATTCCTCGTTGGAAACTCGATCTCGCTGCTGCAGGCAAAGCCCCCCCGGATCTTTACGATGGAATACATCCATTATTAGGTCATGACGCCACCGTCACCAAGTCTGTCTCGCTCATCGCTGGTCATCCCATCGTCTACTCACGTACACGTCATGTCTTTGGTGGTCCTCTTTACCTTGCCACCGATGTTTCCGCCTATTCTGGTTTCATCAATCAGTCAGCCTTGGACGCCATCTTCAAGCACGACGCTGACCTTCCGTCCTCTCGCCGCTCAGCTGTTCATATTACTATCCTCCCAAACCTGACCAACTCCCGCTCCTTTATGCTCGATCTACCTGACTTGACAATCGACCCAGACTATCCACTTTCCGCCTTTCATGGTCATTTAACACGTGTAGGACAGAACACTACCCGGATGATGCCCCTAGATGGCCTATGCTGGCGACTGACACGTGGTTCGGCTAAACCAACGTGGACTCCAGAGTTCGATGAGGCCTTTAGACTCCTTCGACTTTCCCGTCCCGCTGCATCGGATGCTCGCCCTAACTTTGGAACCGAGACGGTGTTGGTTCATGTAGATCTCACACTAAACGTCGACACCCGGGACAATTCGGCTCCCCGCGCTCCGCTTCACGTACACGTACTGAATGTGCCGCTCGCCTACTTGACATTGATGGACTTAAAACTTTCACAATGCTATCCACTCCGTACAGAAGATGGGAACACCGTACCTTGGTTCCTCGTGCTGGTCCTGCTATCCGATGGAGTCCAACTGGCTGGTACCAAGAGACCAGTGTTACTACAGACATCGATTGCCGAGTTACAGCCCTGGTGGGAAGTGACCTTAAATGCTTTCCTCAATCCCCATGCCGTGACGGTCAGATCCGGAGTGATTAAAGACATCATGGGAGTGGCCCTCGCCCTACCCAAAGGATCGTATAAATCCACGTTCATCGACGTGATCACTAAGAACTTGAGTAACCCGGACGCCATCTTCCCTCAGGAAACTGTCACCGACTCGGACGATTTAGGTGACTCGCTCTCCCCCAGTTTCGAAAATCAGATCATGGATGTGTGGCATGCTCTTGGGACCGATGTGTTGGAGCAAGGTGTCCGCGCCATTCTAACTCCCGGTGCCTACGGCGCTGTGTTCCCCATTGAGATATATCAGGAGTTCTCCAAGTTGTATCATGACGTTATGATCCCCGCACAACGTGCTCGCGCGGCTTTCATCTCCCAACGTGGCAGGTCACTTGTTTACGTCCACACCCCATACGAGATAGTCTCTGCCAACGTCCCGATGCAGGTAGCTCCTTGCCAAATTGCCCTCGATTCAATGGTCAACGTTCTCATTCGTCACAAGCGTGTTGGCGGTGTCACAGGTCAAGTACTGCTCGACCATTGCTATAGATTGATGGGTGCGACAACTACTCCGCAACCCGCCGGACTATACTACCGGTCTCTTTTTGGCCCATGGCTCGAGCTCGCGGCCCACCCAACGTCCACGGTCCCCATCTGGCTAGAGACAGAGGTATCCGCCCATACTCTACGTGAAGTCGGCTGGTCCGTTGACGGTGATGAGCCTCTTCTCATTAACATCCTCGAGGGTCTTGTTCCGACAGACTCCGTCTTCTTGGTCAAGCTGCCCCAGCGTGTACCCTCACGTGCATCCGTCGTCGTAACCGCTGTTACCGACCTTAGGATCTCCTTATCCCCACCCTTACCCACCCGCATGGTTCACTCTAGCGTACTGCTCCCCGTTACATCAGTCGCTCGCTTCATGGCGCCTAACCGCATTCTACTCGCCGGGACGTCGATCTCAGTACGTGGTCCTGTGACCTGGATGACAACGTCGTCGCCCGTGGCGGAGAGCGGATCAGGGCCGTCAGGTCCGTGAACCCCCACGAGTGTGTGCTGATTCATC